TAAGGACAAACCCATGACACTCAATCGCGCCTATTCGGTGCTGGATATCAAGTCGCTCAACGACGAGCAACGCATCATCGAAGGCGTTGCCTCGACGCCGACGGTCGATCGCGTTGGCGATGTCGTCAAGCCGCGCGGTGCCAAGTTCGACTTGCCGATGCCGATGCTGTGGCAACACAAGTCGGGCGAGCCGATCGGCCATGTTGTCTGGGCCGAGGCTAGGGACGACGGCATTCCTTTCCGCGCCAAGATTGCCCAATCGACCGAACCAGGCAAATTGAAAGACCGGCTCGACGAGGCGTGGCAAAGCATCAAGCTTGGCTTGGTGCGGGCGGTGTCGATCGGCTTTCAATCGGTCGCCGACAAGGTCACGCACCTTAAAGGCGGGGGCATTCAATACGACGAATGGGAATGGCTCGAATTGTCCGCCGTCACCATTCCGGCCAATGCCGAAGCGTCCATCCATACAATTCGCGCCATCGATCAAGGCCTACGCGCCGTGTCCGGCGAAACGCAGGCAAAACCGGCCGTGTCCGGCCATCAGCCCGCCGGTGTTCCGGCATCCCGTTCCATCAAATTGGAGGCCAGGACTATGGCCACGACAACCAACGCCGAGAGGATGAAACACCTCGAGGCAACACGCGCCGCCGAAATGGCCGCACGTGACGCAATTCAGAAGACGGTTGCGGATGAAGACCGCACCAAGGATGAGGCCGAAGTGGTTCAATTCGACGAACACCAATCCAAGATTACGTCAATCGATCGCGAATTGAGAGACTGTCGGCTGATCGAGAAAGAATTGATCAATACGGCAAAACCCGTATCGAACGGCGATGGCATCGAGATGCATTCACAATCGATCCAGGTGAAGGCACCGACGTTGCCGCCGGGCATTGGCCTGATCAAACGGCTAGCCTGCCAGTCGCACGCCGATATGTATCATCGCGACGTAATCTCGGTGGCACGGCAATATTGCGGGCAATGGCCGCAAATTGAAATGGATATCAAGGCGGCGGTTGCCACCGGTACGGTTGCGACGCCGGCATGGGCAGGCGTCCTGGTCTATCCGCAAAACCTGACGGCCGAATTCCTGGAATTTCTGGTGCCGCAGACCTTCATGGGCCGCATTCCCGGACTAACGCGGGTGCCGTTCAATTCGCGTATCCCGCGCGAAAACTCGGTGATCACGGCAACCTGGGTCGGGGAGGGCGCATCCAAGCCGGTGGCGGCCGGTTCGTTCGATACCGTCTCGTTGAGCTTTGCCAAGACGGCGTGCATCATGGGCGTTACTGACGAACTTGCAAGGTTCTCCAGCCCATCCGTGGAAATGCTGGTGCGGGATAATTTGGCAAAAGGTATCGCCAAGTTCCTCGACGAGCAGTTCATCAAGCCGACGGTCACCGCAGTAGTTGGGGTGTCGCCGGCCTCGATCACCAACGGTGCCGACAGCGACGCGGCTTCCGGTACCGATATCGCGGCGGTGATCCATGACATCCGGCAAATCCTGTTCCACTTCCAGGAGTATAATATCCCGACTGATAACCTGACGTTGATAATGCAGCCAGTGCTGGCGACGGCGATTGGCAGCATGATGACGACGCTGGGGGTGATGCAGTTCCCCAACATCAACGGCAATGGCGGCAATGTCTTCGGGGTCAACGTGATTACCTCGAACAACTCGCCGGCCGGGCAGATTACCGCGTTGCATCCACCGTCAGTCTTCGTGGCGGATGAGGGCGGCCTGCAGATCGACGTGTCGCGAGAGGCTTCAGTGGAAATGGACTCGGCCCCGGCAGCGACTAATTATCATCTGATCTCGGCATTCCAGAACAACTTGGTGTTCGTGCGTGCCGAGCGTTACATCACCTGGGTTCGTGGCCGAGACAAGGGTGTGTTCTATCTCACCAATGCGGCCTATGCTGGCCCGGTGACCGGATGATGATGCGCGCGTTGAAGGCGTTCGAATACAACTACCGCAGAGTGAAGGCGGGTGAAATGTTCGAGGCGCTGTCAGACGCGCATCGCATGGTATTGGCCGCGGCCAAGTTGGCCGTGGAAGACGATGCACCGGAGCGCAAGAAGCAGCGCTACCGGCACCGAAAACTCGAGGCCGAAGGGTGAAGATCCTCGGCTTCGAGGTTTCCGTTCGCAAGCAGTCGCCGATGCTGCCGACCGCGATTTATGACCGCGGCTGGTGGCCGATCGTGCGTGAGCCGTTTGCCGGCGCCTGGCAACGCAACCAGCCGCTCAGCATGGAAAACCCGTTGCAGAACGCTACGCTTTATCGTTGCGTCTGCATGATTGCCGCCGACATCGCCAAGATGCGGCTCAAGCTGATGCAGCCGATCGATCAGGTCTGGGAGGAAACCAACGCCTCGGCATTCTCACCGGTGCTGAACAAGCCGAACCGCTACCAAAACAGGATACAGTTCTTCGAAAGCTGGCTGATCGCAAAACTGCGCACCGGCAATGCCTATATTCTCAAGGAACGCGATAATCGCAACGTCGTCAGCGCCCTGTATGTGCTCGATCCCAACCGGGTCAAGCCGATGGTGGCTGCCGACGGTTCGGTATTCTACGAGCTCAACACCGACAACCTGGCTGGCCTCACCGAAGAAGACCACGTCACGGTGCCTGGCGATGAGGTCATGCACGACCGCATCAATTGCCTGTTTCATCCGCTGGTGGGAATGTCGCCACTCTATTCGACCGCGGCGCCGGCGGCACGCGGGCTTTCGATCCAGCAATTCTCAGCATCGTTCTTCGGCAATGCGGCAAGACCTTCCGGCATTCTCACCGCGCCGGGCAACATCGACCAGACCACCGCGGAAAGACTGCAGAACAACTGGAACAGCAACTACACCGGAATAAACCAGGGCCGCGTTGCCGTGCTCGGCTCGGGCGTGACATGGAATCCGCTGCAGCAGAATGCCGTCGACAGCCAATTGATCGAGCAGCTCAAGCATAGCGATGAGACGATTTGCACCGCGTTCGGCATCCCGGCCTTCATGGTCGGGGTCAAGGATCCGCCCAATTACAATAACGCCGAATTGCTCGACCTGCAGTATTACAAGCAATGCCTGCAAAGCCTGATCGAGCATATTGAACTGACGCTGTCGGAAGGCCTCGGGCTGATCGATGCCGGCTACCGCGCCGAATTCGATCTCACCGGCCTGTTCCGCATGGACTCGCAGACACAGATCACGGTGCTAGCGGAAGCGGTGAGTAAAGGCATCCTCTCACCCAATGAAGCGCGGCGGGTGCTGGGTTACATCGACGTAACCGGCGGCGAGTCGCCGATGGCCCAGCAGCAGATGTTCACATTGGATGCGCTGGCCAACCGCGCCAATGCGCCGGCTTTGCCGGAGGCACCGGCGCCGATGCCAAGTCCAGTCGCCCCGGCACAAATCAATCAGCGCGCCTTGCTCGACGCTATCCGCAGGAGCCTCAGTCATGCAACTTGAGGACAGTTTCGGGCGTGAGATTGCCGAGATCATCAAGGAACACGTTGCACCCTATAGAGCGATCGTAATGCAGCAAGAACAGCGCATTGCTGCGCTGGAGGCGCGCAAGCCGGAAAAGGGCGACCCGGGCGAGAAGGGTGAAAAGGGTGATCCGGGTTCATCAATAATCGGGGTGCAAGGTCCACGCGGCAATCCGGGACCTGACGGTCGTGATGGCAAGGACGGCAAGGACGGTGCGCCGGGAAACAATGGCGAAAAGGGCGAGCCGGGTCCGCAAGGTCCGCCAGGAATGGACGGCGCCGGCCCATCACGTGGCCGTTATCGCGGACCATGGAAGCATGACGAGGAATATTGCCTCGATGACATGGTCTCGCGTGATAGCTCCGGCTGGGTGTGCACGGTTGAAGCTACAAAGCGCAAGCCGGGTGATTCGAAAGACTGGCAATTGTTCGTCAGGAAAGGCCGCGACGGTAAGGACGGCGAAAGGGGTCCGCCCGGCCCGCAAGGTCCAACCGGCAGGTACGAGCCATGAGAAAATCCCTTGTCACTGTCCTAGAACCAACCGCGCCGGTCTATGACCTGACCACGGTCGATGCGGTCAATATGTCGCTCGGGATAACCGGCAATACCGCCGACGATGCTATTATGGCGGAAAACATTACCAGGGTGTCGCGCATGATCGGTGCATTGTGCGACCGGACTTTCGCTTTGCTTACGGTTTCCGAAAGCTTCCGCATGTCGTTTTACGATCCGGTACGTGGATTGAACTTGCGGCAGTTTCCGGTCACGCAATTCAACTCCATAACGGTCGGCGGTCAGCCGATCGATGCAGGCGGCTATGAATTGGACATGGATGCCGGTCTGCTCTGGCTGATATCGGGTTCGTGGTCATGGTCCTATTATTCGTCGGTCAACAGTCATTGGGCTGGCGAGGTGATTGTGCAATACAGCGGCGGTTATGATTTGCCCGACGGAGCCCCTGCGTTGTTATCGCAGGCGTGCATCGAGACGTTAAGGGCGCAACGGTTTGCCGCAAGGCGCGATCCAGCCATCCGCAGCACGACGCACAGCGATACGACGGTTACATTCGGTGACTATTTCAACCGTTTCCGCTTAACCGCAGCACAGGGCGGCGTTCCCGAGAGCCTGGTTCTGCCGCCCAATGCCAACGACATGATCCAGCAATACAAGAGGCTGATTGTTTGAACTGGCGGATCGAACCTGCCTGGAAAGGGGAAGTGGGCTATATCGTTGGTGGTGGGACTTCGTTGCTTGCGCAGAACCTTGAACTCATCCGCGACAAGAAGGTTATTGCCATCAACAGCTCATATCTTGCGGTGCCCTGGGCGCAATACGTCGTCTTTGCCGACATGCGCTGGTTCCTGCATCATCGCAAGGCACTGATGAATTTCACCGGCAAGGTGGTCAGCTGTTCAAGCGCTGCCAACGGGCCGCCGCCAGTGTTGAACGTGATCCGCAAGACTTCGTTAGGCCTCGCCACTGATACGCATACGCTGATGGTGAAGAACACCACGTTAACTGCGGGCATCAATTTGGCGGTGCATCTGGGCGTGAGCAAGATCGTTTTGCTCGGCATCGACCAGAAGGCCGGGCCGGATGGGAAAATCCATCACCACCCGCCGCATCCGTGGAAGGTGACGGCGAATTGCTGGAGCCGGCAGCAAACCGACTTGCCGAAGGTGGCCGAAGACCTGGCTCGGCTCAACATTGAATGCGTCAACGCCTCGCCGGGGAGTGCTCTGACACTGTGGCCGATCGTGAACCTGGAGGACCATGCCGCCGCTGCCCAGGTCGCAGCCTGATCTGCACGTTCTGGGCATGCAGGGGCTGGGCGACAATATATTCCAGCGTCCGTTTATTCATGCGCTATCGCGAACCAACAATATCTGGCTGGAAACGTCGTGGCCGGAATTATATGCCGATTTGCCGATCAAGTTTGTCAGGCCGATGGGCGGGTATTCGCACCTGCGCACGCAGAATAAGAACATCGCCAGGAGCCGCGTTGTCTGGCAACCACGGCCGACACGGTTTCAGAGGGTGCGCAACAGCTATCAGCATGCCTTCCAGATGGGCCTTTGCATCATCGTCGGCATGGAACAGTCGTTCGGCATAAAACTCGATCCACAGTTGTTCTATTTGCCGCGATTGCCAGCAGTGCCGGTTAAGACTGACAAGCCTATTGCTTTCGTGCGTCCGGTTACACTCAGGAGCGAATGGTTTAATTCGGCGCGCAACCCCGAGCCGCAATATCTACTCGATATTGTCGAAGCGTTGCGGCCGACGCACCACATCGTCTGCGTGGCCGATGTTGTGGGCCGGGAAGAATACTTCGTCGGCCAACCGCCCAAAGGCGATACGGAATTCATGCACGGTGAACTGCCGGCAATGGATATGCTGGCGCTGTTGGCGGCATCGGACATCGTCATCGGCGGTGTAGGGTTCATTGTGCCGGCATCACTGGCGCTGAAGAAGGACTGTTTTGTCATACTCGGCGGCCAGGGCGGGCATAATGCTCCACACCGCGTGCTCGATCCGCGGCTGGACTGTTCGCGCATCGCGTTCGCAACCCCAGGGAATTTCTGTCAATGCACGAACATGCGGCACGAATGCAGCAAGACCATCCCGGACCTGATGCAACAATTCTGCCGTTTCCTCGACCAACGCTGCACGAGCACATTGCCGAGCGCAGCCTGCAATGGTTCCCAGAAATTGGAGTCGGCTATTTCCCAGTAACGGAGTCGCCTTACGACCAGGCCTATTTCGATCGCTTTGCCGAGCAGGCAGACAGCCCGATAGGCAGGGAGTTGATGGCGGGCCGGGTTGAATTTGTCGAGCAATACTATCGCGGCTGGATGGTCGATATCGGCATCGGTTCCGGTGCATTCATCGAAAGACGCAATGCAATTGCCCCGACTTTCGGCTTTGACATAAATCCGGCCGGTGTGGCGTGGCTCAAAGAACGCGATCTGTGGTGCGATCCCTATGATGCGGCGGTGCCGGCCATATCGATGTGGGACGTGCTCGAACACATGCATGATTTCCGGCCGTTGCTGGCCAACGTGCAGCAGTGGCTGTTCCTGGCGGTGCCTATCTTCCGCGATGCCGAGCACGTCTTGCGCTCGAAGCACTACCGCAAGGACGAACACTGCTGGTATTTCACTCGGCATGGACTGGTCAGCATGCTGCGCGATTCGGGATTTGAATTGATTGCGGACAGCGACATGGAAATATACGCGGGTCGCGAGGATATCGGTGCCTTTGCTTTCAGGAGAACGGAATGACTCTGCACGTCAACGACAGCACCGCGCCGGAACGACTCAAGTATGAGGAAATATGGAGCTACCCAGAATACAGCAAATATTCACCTGGCCTGGATAATGTCGAGCGCTTCATCGAGGTGCTTGAGCCGGTTGCCATGGCTAGCCTCATCGACATCGGCTGCGGCGCCGGGGTGGCTGGGATGAAGTTCGCCAACCTTGGCTTTCGGGTTTCGTGGCTCGATCTGACTGACGCCGCGCTAGATCCACAGATTGACCGCACGCGGTTCATTCGGGCGGCGCTGTGGGACAATTGGGCCATCAACAACAAGTTCGGTTGGGATTACGGCTTCTGCTGCGACGTGATGGAACACCTGCCGCCCGAATACACCATGCTGGCGCTTGACCGCATCTTCAAGGCGTGCCGGACGACTTGGCTGCAGATCGCCTTGCATGACGATGGCTACGGAAAATTCATCGGTAAGCCGCTGCATCTGACCGTGCAGAATTTCGTCTGGTGGCGTGATCGCATCGCTACCTTGGGCAATCTTATCGAGGCGCGTGACCTGTGCGGAACGGGCCTCTACGTGGTGCAACGATGAGGCACGACGCGGCGCAGACGCACGTCATCCCGTTTGATCCGAAGCGCGTCATGGAGATTGCGTTCTCGCCGGACTGCCGCGTCAACGTCACCGATGAGCAATTGCTCGAACAGGTTCGCCAGAACATTCAGCGTGGCTTGCCGCAGGCGATGCCGTATGACCCCAACCCCGACGTGGCTATTCTGGTAGCGGGCGGGCCGTCGCTCAAGAGCACGGAGAAAGAGCTGGTCGAAACGATCTGGCGCACCGGCGGCAAAGTGTTCACGGTCAACGGCGCCTATCAATGGTGTGTCGATCACAATATCCGCCCGCATGCCGCGGTGGTTATGGATGCGCGCGAATTCAATGCGCGGTTTGTCGAAACGCCGGTACATGACTGCCATTATCTACTGGCCTCGCAGTGCCATCCGAAGATATTTGAACTATGCCGCGATCGCATCGTCACCATTTGGCACGCGCTAAGCGCTGGCGACGACGAGATCAAGTTATTGGATTCCTACTATTTCAAGCGGCATAACCCGGTGACCATCGGCGTGACCGTGACGATGCGCGCCATATCGCTGATGCGCATGCTCGGCTTCCAGCGGCTTGAAATATTCGGCCTCGACTCATGCTGGCTTGACGGCGATCACCACGCCTACGAGCAGGCAGAAAACAACAATGAAAGAACCATGAGTGTGTGGTGTAGGCCAAAGGGACGAGACGACTTGGCGCAACGGTTTGTCTGTTCTGTTTGGCAGGCCAAGCAGGCCGAGGACTTCTTGCAGCTTGTTAAGGAACGTGGCGAGTTGTTTCAACTACACGTGCACGGTCCAGGACTTATCGCAACCATCATCCGCACTGGCGCGGAATTGGAAATAGAAGAGGAGAAATAAAATGGCAGTCGGTGCGTGGACCTTTTATAACAAATTCAAACGTAACCTCGGGCAAGCGTTCCCGATCAATCTCGGGAGTGGCAACTTCCGTATCGCCCTTTACACATCGGCATCGAATGCCGCGACGGCAACGCTGTCCATCATATCGAGCATTACCAACGAGGTAACGGAGGCGAACGGCTATTCGTCATCGGGCAAGGCATTGGCGTCGAAGACCTGGACGGCCGGCGCATCCGGCGGGCAGATGCGGTTTAATGCGGCGGCGACGGTGTGGACCGGCACTGGCGGCACCATCTCTAACATCAAGTTTGCGGTGATATGGGCCTCGGGTGCTTCGGCCATCGCCCGCAAACTGGTTTGCTATAGCCAACTGTCAACGGCGCAGTTCAACCTGACCATCAATAATACGCTGACCATCACGCCGGCGGCGACGGGTATTTTCAATCTCGCGGGCTGACCATGGAAGAAAAACAAACAGAGCAAGGCCGCGAGGTCGTGCATGACGGGGCACAGCTTTGCATCAAGACTGAATCGCCAAAGTTGCGCGTCAAGCCGAAGCCGGATGCGCCCATGGTTATCACGCCACCGACGGCTACATTTGGAGTTGGGTGAATGGCCTATTATGACACGCTCATAGCGGCATGGAATAACCCGACGCAGCCGCCGCCGGGCGTTGTCGGCACCGGGCTGAACCCAGCCTGGAGTACGCCTCAGAAAGTCACGACCATCAACGGCTGGAAAGTCGCGCCCGCAGCGCAGCCGATGCTGATCCCGACCTACAAACTTTATAATTGTCTGGTGGCAAGCGAGTGGGCGGCGCTAACCGATGTGCAGCGTCAGAACGTGCGTGATATTTTCATGCTGGGTACGACCGATGGCTCAGTCGGCACGGCAACACGCACGACGCTACTGGCAACATTCGGCGCCGGATCGCAGACGCGGGCCAACCTTGTAACGCTGACGACGCAATTCGATACGCCAAGCAATGTCGATTGGTGTTTTACCTATTCCTATCCGACTTATGGATCGCAGGGACCGGGCAATCTTTCGACTTCGGACGCGGCAAACGCGGGGCTCGTATAACGATGGCAACCGAACTCTGGACGACGCCCGGTGCATATGCCGATGCATTTAGTACGGCGACACTCAATAGTATTGCCAGTGGCAATTCGATCCTGTCCGATCTGGCGTTAACCAACACCAATGGCGACATGTTTTGCGACGTGAGTTTTGTGCTCGCATCGGCCGGATTCTTGGCGCCAAACTTTATCGGCATTTATATCTATCCACTGAACAAGGATGCCTCGACTTATGGTGACGGCAGATTTGGTACATCCGCAGCTGGGACTCCACCAGGTAACTACACCGGGCAGAGCGTTGGCATCGTTGCCGCAACGCAGGCGCAAGAAGGCACTGCGATCAGATTGACACTACCGGCCAAGGGCTGCGGATATAAATTTGTATTGTATAACGGCGGCGGCGTGGCGTTTGCCTCGTCGGGCAATACTTGTCAGTATCGCACATATAACCGATCTATTATTTAGATATGGCCAGAAGTTTCAACGGCTCTACTGATAAGATTGTTGGCGCTAGCGTCACGCCGATAAATTTTAATTATAACAATCCATTCAGTGTTGCTGGTTGGGGATATTTAACCGATTTCTCCTACAACTGTTTGGTCGGACATCTTGATACCGCGTCTGGCTTTAGAGGATGGGAATTGTCGCGGTCGAATAGCAGCGGCGGTATTTTGGATTTTTTTCTGGTCAATAGTTATTCCGCCACTGCTATCGAGCAATCTATGGCAAATGTCCCCTTAACTTGGGGAACAGCACTTAATAATATATGGGTGCCTTTCGGCGTGACATACTC